CCTTTTTGACGTTCTCGCTGTTCCAGCCGAGATGCTCAAATACGAAGCCTTCAAAGAGGCAAACCCTTGGGTCATGCCGACCCTCACCAAAATGTGCTACCAGCTGATGCACCGCGGATACACGCACTACGGCATTGCAGCTCTTATTGAAGTCTTGCGCTACGAACACGCAATTACCAACGACCCCAGTAGCGAGTTCAAATTCAACAACAATTACCGCGCTTTTATGGCCCGAGAGATCATGCAGAAACCAATGCTGGAGGGATTCTTCAGCACCCGCAAATCAGTTGCGGACCTATCAGAGGACTACTAAATGAACCTTAAACGATTCTTACTTTTATCAATATTCACTTATGGGATATGCGCTTTGTGGGCGATCACAGGCGTCCAAGGCAACGCAGATCCCATTAAAACGCCGTCTGTGCCCTCCACGGTTACGCTCGGGATGTTGACACCCCAACAACTTGAGGACCGCGCAGAAGAACTCACAACGACAACGACCAGCACGACGACCAGCACGACTAGCACTGTTCCGTTTACTCGACTTGCCGACTTTCACCCGGATACCAAATGCCAAGAATGGTTCCAGACTGCGATCACGGTCGGCTGGCCCAACAACACTGAGACGCTAGAGAAACTGGGTCGCCTGCTGTGGAAAGAAACAAGGTGCTTAAACATTACGCCGCTGTCTAGTGACCCCGAACTGGCAGACCGCTTCAATGGTTCGGACCACGGAATTGCGCAGATTAATGAGATCCATACAAACTACGCAGAGCAAGTGTTCAATATGCCATTTGCTGAAGCGATGAGCGACCCGACCCTGAACCTCAGGTTCGCCTATCTACTGTACTCAGATATTGCTGAAGGCGGTGGTTGCGGATGGAAACCTTGGCGACTGTGCTAGACCGCTGGTGGGATCGCGCAGCTTGTCGAGGCATGGATATTGACCTGTTTATCTTTGAATTCGGTGAGCGCCATATCAACCGCAAAATCAAAGAAGCCAAAGCAGTCTGCGCAGTGTGCCCGGTACGCCAAGAATGTCTTGATGAGGCACTCAAGTTTTCTAGTACACGTCAGGACTGTTGCGGTATTTGGGGCGGTCTGACATGGAAAGAACGCCAGCGTTTAGAACGAAAAGAAGTCGTTAAACCGATCCCAGCAACACCGCTGGTATATCGTGACGGCAAATACCGACAAATCAAGGAGCCCCGACCATGAACCAACAGTTAGCGGACATGACCGCCGCGATCGCTAAAGCGGAAATTGCAATGAAAGCAGCCGCATGGCAATTAGACGCCCAAAAGACCGATATTGAGATGTTGCGCAAAGCCCTGTTTGAGTTGGCTTATGTTGCTGAGGAGCACGGTATCTATCTGTCCAACCTCACGAAAAGCACGCAGGACGCAATCGTGGCCATGCGTCTGGGCGGTTTCAAATGAACTGCAACATTTGCGCTAGTGGTTTCAACTCGGCCGATATTCGGATGCGTACAGAGCTGCGCGGTATCTGTCTTAAATGCGCTGAAGAGTTTGGTTTTAAAGGCATGACAGTTGAGGAAACTGCACGTTGTGTCGCGATGATTCGAGTCATCAACAATCTCAAAAACCAAACGCCTGCACAGGCCCGACACTTGAAGGACATGGAATCGTGAGTTTTAACCCAGCCGATTACGCAGAAGTAGCCGAACGCCTCCCACTGTTTTGGAAGGACTGCCCACGAGGACGCATCATCACCGAAATCATCGTGGACGACGGACAACGCATCGTTATACGCGCTGAACTGTACGCAGACATAGGCGACACAGTCTCGACCACTACAGGCTTCGCCGAAGAGATTCGTGGCTCATCCATGGTCAACAAAACCAGTGCCCTAGAAAACTGTGAGACCAGCGCCATCGGACGCGCTTTAGCGAACTACCAGTATCAAGGCTCCAAAAAGCGTGCCTCACTGGAGGAGATGGTCAAGGTGTACCGCCAAGGTGAACAACCACAAACGACTACGAACGCAGCTCCTGCACGAACCCAGGCGCTTGGGTCGTCCAGCGAACCGCCGACCGCCAAACAACTGGGGATGCTTCGAGCCAAAAACTGGGAAGGTGCAGTCCCTGCGACCAAGCGTGAAGCGTCCGAACTTATTGATCGGTTGATGAACGGTGGCTGAACCATCTGAAGCAGAGTTTCAAAAAGCCGTGATTACATTGGCGAAATTGCATGGTTGGCGCGTCATGCACACCCAGCCCGCACAGATCCGACCGGGCAAATGGATCACACCCAACACAGGCAACCAAGGCTTCCCCGACCTAGTCATGTCGCACCCATACCGAGGCACTATCTTCGTAGAGCTCAAAACCAACAAAGGTGTCGTATCCGAAACCCAGTGGGAATGGATCAACAGCCTTGAAGAATCAGGCGAAGAAGTCCACGTATGGCGGCCATGCCACCTAGAGAAGATCAGCGAACGATTAGCAAGGAAACCCGATGACAAACAATGATTGGCGCGAGCCCCTACACCCACTCAAAATTGTATTGCGAGACTCTGACGCATATCGAATCCACCCGGTATTCGCAGTCCGATTTCAAGACCGCGACATGGAATACCTCACCATCAACGGAATGTTCCTGACATGGAAAGACATTATGTACGCCCAATATTTCATTAACGGCGAATGGACAACCATTAAGTCAGTATCCCGATCAAAGGACGTTGTCTGATGGGCGGACCCGGTTCAGGTCGTCTTATCGGTTGTACTCAACCCTGTGGCACAAAAACAAAATACAATTGGCATTGGAGACGCGGCGAAACCTGCCAAATCTGCAAAGATGCGGTTGCCGCTATTTCTAGGGCTAATTATGTGCCAAAACCAAAGTTTGCTAGACCATCGCCTGCAGTTCGTAAACGAGATCGCAGACAATGGTTAATTGATCAAAAGGTTGCTCGAGTTGCGTGCATGGATTGTTTGAAAAAAGTAGAACGCGATAACACTTTCGTATTTGACTTTGACCATCGTGACCCTGAGCAAAAATCATTTGCAATCAGTGAATATCTTCATACGTACACAACTGACAGGTTGCTCCACGAAATGGACAAATGTGACTTGATCTGCGCTAATTGTCATCGCGTGAGGACTAACGCGCAACAAAAAAGCGGTGTGTTAACTGGTTACAAACAGAATCGTTATAAACACAACCGATCTGAACAGTTGACCCTGCTTGACCTTACTGGTTAAGCGCGTCTAGCCTCCCTTCACAATTGACACCATCAGAGCGCACAGAGGCGTTCATTAGCCCTTGTAGGAATCTGACCCCTGCTTTGGGAACACTCGGTAACGAGGGTAGACGGTCACGCCTAGTGACCGATCAGCGTTCCCTAACGCAAAGGCGAATGGTTGTCCACCGAACAAAACTAGACAGGCTCCCATGGGCTACTTGCCCTAAATAGTGGGGGACACAAACCACACGCGCAACCCATGTCAACCGAGACCAACCGAAGCGGCGCCCTTCCGCTTTGGGCGGTAGTTCCCTTGACCTTGACCTATGCTCTACACATGACAGCCAATCCTGTATACAACACCAAACAATGGAAACAACTACGGGCTCAGGTACTACAAGAAGAACCCATCTGCCACTGGTGCCGAAAGAAACCCAGTTGTCAAGCAGATCACGTTGTCGAGTTAGACCGAGGTGGCGACCCTTACGACAGAACCAATATTGTCGGCTCATGCGCCAGCTGCAATGCTCGGCGCGGTGCCATCCATGTCAACAAGAAAACAGCGACACGCATACAAAATCGCGCAAAACTTTCTTTTTTGAACGAACAGACCATCCCGAACCCCTATCCCGAAATACCCTCAACTAGCCTAAACCAGCAGGAACCAGCCCGAACCAGCGGTGGTTCAGTCATATCTGGTCGTATCGAGCCGAGGTTGGTGACGCCTGTTCCAGCCGGTGAGAGTTTTGGTCCTGCCCTGACTGCTTGGGCGAAGCGCGTGCTCAATATTGAGCTCATGGAATGGCAAAAGCGCATCTGTAACGACGCGTTGACTGTGGATGCTGACGGCGACTTTGTATTCCGTGAAGCGTGTGTATCCACGGCTCGACAAAATGGGAAAAGTTTGGTCATGAGGGCGGTGGCTGGGTTTATGGCTACCGAGTATGCAGCTGCACGTCGCGAACCTCAAACGATCGTGATTGTGGCTAACCAAAAGCGTCGGAGCATGGCCTTGTTTCGGGATGTTGTCCGCGACCTTGAAAACTTTGATTGTAAAGTTCGTTGGCAGAACGGTGACGAGCGGATCAACTTCCCTGACGGCTCGAGTATCTCGGTTGTCGCGGCGTCAGCTCACGCGCACGGATTAACGGCATCAGTTTTGCTGGTGGACGAGGTGTGGGACATTGGTCCCGACGTTGTTTTTACAGCCCTGCGTCCGTCACAAATTGCGGTCAAGAATCCGATGATGATGATGTTCAGCACAGCGGGCGATCAGGGAAGTACCGTCCTCCTGCAATTAAGAGAACAGGGCATTTCAGCGATTGACTCGGGTCAACCAACGGCGCTCTATTTTGCTGAGTGGTCACTTCCGCCTGGTGTAAGTTTGGAAGATCGGTCATATTGGGGATGGGCTAACCCAGCACTGGGGACGACGATCACGGCCAAGGCTTTGGAGTTGGCTTACGACTCACCAAACCGTCAATCCTTTATTCGCGGCCATCTAAATTTATGGGTAGACAGCACCAATAGTTATCTGCCAATCAACCTATGGAACGACCGCAAATCCGACCGACCAGCGCCAGCAACCCAGTGGCTCACCATTGATTCATCGGTTGATGACTCGCGTTACTGCGGAATCTCCACTGCTTTTGATGACGGCCGCGTCATCGTCTCGGTCGCGTTCGTTGTCGAGTCAGCCGCACAAATGTGGGAAGAAGTTGTGCGGATCATGCACGACCAAACCGTGAAACTTGCTGTCACCCCATCGCTAGAAATTCACTGTCCCCCAGACTTGCGTCGTCGGATGCAAATTGTCGGCTACGCCGAGTTGCTCAAATGGACTGCGGCTTGTCGCGCCATGATCGTTGAGGATCGCGTCAACCACACTGGCGATATTGCACTTGCTGAACATCTCGCTCGAGCCGTGGCCGTCAAAACGGGCGGGTCAATTGTGCTCAGTTCGCAGAAGTCACCCGGACCGATTGAGTTAGCCCGGTGCGCAGTGTGGGGAATCATGCTGGCGTCCAAACCAGTGCGGTCGTCGCGTGCCGCTTTCGCTTTTGGCTAGGGGTACTTACACACACGCAAAATCTGTGAGAGACTCGCAAGTGATGGCTCTTTTCGGTAGCAAGAAAGTAAGCGCAACCCCCGCGTTTGCGTCCGCGCCGATACAGGCTGCAGCAGGTTCTGCCGCACAGGTGGGTCAGTTCTATACGTACTCCGTCGGGGCGTCGCAAGAACTGGCCCTCTCTGTTCCCACTGTTGCCCGCTCAATCCAAATGATCGCGTCCATGGTCGGCTGCTTAGAACTGAAGCATTACACCACGCAATGGACTGGCGAAGAGTACGAAGAGATCTATTTGGAGAACGAGTCGTGGATGGATCAGCCCGATCCCAAGGTCACGCGCAACTTCATTTTCTCCCAGCTCGTCACGGACCTAATGCTTCACGGTCGCGGATTCTGGTACATCACCAGCCGATCAACTGCCACAGGACGCCCGCTTTCGTTCCAATGGTTACCCGCCGCAATGGTCACGACCATGGATCAAGCAGGTCCGCAATGGTTCGGGCCGTCCGACCAAGTCGAATTTAACGGTTACCCACTTGCAACCGATGACGTCGTGCAATTCTTAGCACCGACTCAAGGTCTGCTGTACACAGGCAACCGGGCAATCATGACAGCGATTAAACTTCAGCAATCCGCTGATCGTTTTGCTGTCAACGAGATTGCCGCTGGTTGGTTGCAACAGACCGACGCATCCGAACCAATGTCTGCCGAGGATCTTTCAGAACTCGCAGCTGCTTGGCGTAACGCCCGTCAGGTTGGGGCCATTGGCGCCCTTAACAGCGTGGTCACATTTAAGGAATTCAGTAGCGACCCAAATTCCTTGCAATTAATTGAAGGCCGCCAGTTTCAAGCATTAGAACTGTCTCG